AAGATAATGAGTCTAGTGATGAAGATCAACCAAATGCAAAACCTCAAGCAGGTGGAGCATCTTCTGGTGGTACTCATGCAAAGATTGAATCTGAGATTGAAGATGACATTATTGACGATTGGGATGATGAAGATGAAGAAGATGGTGCAGGTTCTGAAGGTGGAGATCAATCTTCAACTCAACGTTCTTTTGATGATGCATCAGAAAAACTTTCTTCTCCTGACTCAAAAGATCTAACCTATGTTGAGATTCCTGAGAAAGTTAACCTAGATAAACATGTTGTTGATTGGAAAAAACTACACGACTGGATTGATAGTCAAGCAGTTGAGTCTGTTGCTTATGCAGAAGTTGACCACCTATACAATGAGTTCCGTAAGCAATCTCAGAAGGAGGTAAATTATCTTGTTAAAGAATTTGAGTGCCGTAAGTCTGCTGACGCTTATGCTCGTTCTGGTCAATCTAAGACTGGCGTCCTTGATACTACAAAGTTACATACTTATCTTTATAACGAAGACATCTTCAAAAAAATAACTGTTCTTCCTGATGGTAAGAATCACGGTCTTCTGTTCCTTCTTGATTGGTCTGGTTCTATGCAGAATGAGATTCTTGCAACTGTAAAACAATTACTTAACCTAACTGCATTCTGTAAAAAAGTTCAGATTCCATTTGAGGTTTATGGATTTACTAATGACTGGATTGCTGCTGAGAGATCTATAAATCATGAAGATCCTTATTATGATTCTTATTCATATAGGAAAGAGAATGCTGTAAAGAATGAGGTTTACATCAATGATGATTGGTTCCACCTAGTAAACTTTATCTCATCTCGTTCTAATGGTAAAGACTATGAGCGTATGTGCAAGAATCTCTGGAGAGAAGCTTCTTACTACAGAAATTACACTAACTACCAGTACACAATAGGTCTTCAACTTTCTGGAACTCCTTTGAATGAAGCAATAGTTATGATGAACTACATCATTCCTAATTTCCAGAAACAGAATGATCTACAGAAAGTAAATCTTTGCATCTTATCTGATGGCGAAGGATGTACAACTGGATATGGTAGAGAGTATCATGATGAATACCAAGACGAGTACAAGGTTCATGTTCGTCGTCTTGATTGGTCAGCAGTTCTTCGTGATCGTAAAACTGGTCGTACCTATGCTCCTTTTGAGTATGACAATTGCACTAACATTTTCATTCAACAATTACGTGACCGTAATCCTGCTGTAAATGTTATTGGGTTCCGTATTCTTGATGGTTCTTCACTCTCTGGTTTTGTTGGTAGGTATGCAAACTTTGAAAAGTATACTGAGATACAAAAGCAGTGGAAGAAAGAGAAGTCTGCTATTATAAGTAATCCAAAAGCTTACAGCGCATTGTATGTTATCAATAGCAGATCACTAAACAAAGAAGTTGAATTCAATGTTGAGTCTGGTGCTCAAAAAGGTGAGATCTCCAAAGCATTCAAAAGAATGTTAGGTAACAAATCTACCAACAAAAAACTACTCAGTTCTTTTATAGGGTATGTCAGTTGACAAAGTGGCACACAAGGGGTTGAACACAACCCCACCACACCTTATACTATATTCATACACATCATTATTAGACCCATGCCTTTTGAACCAGTTCCTGTTACAACTGAAGACCTAGTTACATACCTTACTGATAAGGTAGGTGCTGAGGTAAACACTAAAGCTTTATTTGAAGCATCTGAGCATTTTAATTGTTCTCTTGCTACTGTAAAGAAAAGACTTAAATCTTATAAACAAGGCATTGGTAAGTGGAATCTTACTGTTCAAGAAAAACTTGAGCAAACTTTCAATGCACCTGCAGCTATGCCCGCCGTCGTACAAAATTTGATTCCTGCTAAGGATGATAGTTATGTTCCTTTCGGTAACTTTCCTGACGTAAAAAAAGTTATTCAATCCAAATTATTCTACCCAGTTTTCATTACTGGTATGTCAGGTAATGGTAAAACGTTCTCTGTTGAGCAAGCATGCGCAACTCTAAATAGAGAATTAATACGTGTAAACATTACTATTGAAACCGATGAAGACGATCTTATTGGTGGGTTCCGTCTTGTTAATGGTAATACTGTTTGGCACAACGGACCTGTGGTTGAAGCTTTGGAAAGGGGAGCTGTACTACTTCTAGACGAAGTTGATCTTGCATCTAACAAGATTCTATGTCTACAATCTGTTCTTGAAGGTAAAGGTATTTTCCTCAAGAAGATCGGTAAGTACATACAACCTGCTAAAGGATTCAACATCATCGCTACTGCCAACACAAAAGGTAAAGGTTCTGATGATGGTAGATTCATCGGTACTAATGTTTTAAACGAAGCATTCCTTGAAAGATTTGCTTTGACATTTGAGCAAGAGTATCCTACTCCTAAAACTGAGCAGAAGATTCTTGAGAAGGTTGCTGTTACTGTTGGTAAGAAAGACAAAGAGTTCTGTGAAAATCTTTCTAACTGGGCAGACATCATCCGTAGAACATTCAAAGATGGTGGTATTGATGAGGTTATCTCTACTCGTAGACTTGTACACATCATGAGAGCATATGCTATCTGGAACAATCGTGTGAAAGCTATCAAAGTTTGCGTCAATCGTTTTGATGATGAGACTAAGCAATCTTTCATTGAGTTATATGATAAGATTGATGCAGGAGTTGATCTTGACAAGGAGGAGAGTAATGAAGGAGAAGTTTAATGGATATCTAGGACACATCCTCCGTCTTAAAGACGGTAGGAGTGTTCGCATTATAGGAGACGGAGGTGAGGAGTGGAAGGCAACACATAAAATAAATGTGATTGACCTTGACGGAAATGAATTTCAATGTTATCATGGAGACATAGAACATGTCTGGAGTAAGAATTGAAATACAATGAGAAAGAGATTCTTGATGAGATCTCTGACTACATCTCCAATACCTATGGAGCACACTATAGTCAAAGTGATGGGTTCCAAACCCTTGATCTTATTGATGCTATTGGTGATGCAGAAGCATTCTGTAGGTCTAACATACTAAAATATGCTTCACGCTATGACAAGAAGGGCACAGCAAAAAAGGACATCTTTAAAGTTGTTCATTATGCAGTACTACTTCTACATTTTCACAATAAATCTACATCATGAGTAAAGTTACTTTATCTAAAAAAACACTAGACGTTCTTAAAAATTTTAGTACGATTAACTCTTCTATTGTTTTCCGTAAAGGAAGCACTGTAAGAACAATCTCTAATGCTGAGAATATTCTAGCAAAGTTTACTGGTGAAGAAGTATTCCCTTCTGACTTTGCAATCTATGATCTGAGTCAGTTTCTTAGTGGTATTTCTTTGTTCAACGATCCTCAATTAGAGTTTACAACTTCTGATTTTGTAAACATAAAAGGTGGTCGTCAATCTGCTAAGTATTACTTTTCTGATCCTGAGATTACTCTTAAGTCTGCACCAGAAAGAAATGTAAATTTTCCTGGTTCTGACCTTCAGTTCAATCTTTCTAGCGATGATCTTCTAGCATTACAGAAGGCATCTGCCATTTATAGCTTGCCTGATCTTACATTCTTTTCTGAAGAAGGATCTGACACTATCAAACTTATTCTCAGAGACAAAGAAAATGATACCAGTAATACTTACGATCTCACTTTGGCAGGTAGTACTACTGGCACCTTTTCTCTTGACCTTAAGATTGAGAACATTCGTGTTCTACCAGGTGACTATACTGTTAAGGTATCTAAACATTTGATTTCCGAATGGACTAATACTGATGTAGACTTAACTTACTACATTGCATTAGAACCTTGAATATTTTTGTAACTGATCCATCACCAACTCTATCTGCTAGACATCTACCTGACAAGCATATTGTCAAGATGCCTCTAGAAACTTGTCAGATGCTTTCTATTGTATGTTCTGACAAGTGGGGTCATGGTTATGGTGAGTTGCATCGTCTTGATGGTCAACCATACAAGACAGAGAAAGGTGCATTTCGTAATCATCCATGCACTGTATGGGCAAACTCTTGCTTAGAAAATACATGGTGGTTACTTGCCCATGGTCTAGCTTTGTGCAATGAATATCAATGGAGATATGCTAAGGTTCATAGTTGTGAGAAAACATTAGAGGAAGCAACAACTATTATTCCTTCTGCACCTGCACCGTACTTACCAAAATCATTTACATTTGCAGGTCCTGACGAGTTCAAATACGATACAAGTATTGATATCTTCACTGCATACAAAAAATACATTGCATCTAAACCTTGGGTTGCTACAAATTATCTGCGTGACCCATCACGCAAACCTGATTGGATTTTATTATGAGTAAAGAATTTTTGTGGGTGGAGAAATACCGTCCCAAGATTGTGAAAGATTGTATTCTTCCTGACAGCACTCGTAGAGTGTTTCAAGGTTTTGTTGACCAAGGAGAACTACCTAATCTTCTTTTGACAGGCACTGCAGGTGTAGGTAAAACTACAATTGCTAAAGCTTTATGTGATGAGATAGGTGCATCCTATATTATGATCAATGGATCTGATGAAGGACGTTTCCTTGACACTGTACGTAATCGTGTACGTCAGTTTGCTACAACTGTATCATTGACATCAGGTGCATCTCATAAAGTTGTCATCATTGATGAGGCAGACAATACAACTAATGATGTACAACTCTCTTTGAGGAGTGCTGTAGAAGAGTTTCATAGTAACTGTAGATTTATATTCACATGTAATTTTATCAATAAGATTATTGAACCATTACATTCTAGATGTACAGTTGTTGACTTTAGAATTAAACCTGAGCAATCAACACAATTACAAGGAGAGTTCTTTGTAAGGTTGAGAAGTATACTCACAAAAGAAAAGGTTGAGTATGATGATAAAGTTTTGGCAAAACTTATCAAAAGATATTATCCAGATTGGCGAAGACTTATAAATGAATGTCAACGCTATGCTGCTACAGGTGCTATTACATCTGCAATTCTTGTTGATGTTGCTGATGTTAACCTAGATACTTTACTAGCATCTCTTAAAAAGAAAGAGTTTACTACAGTAAAGAACTGGGTGGTACAACATATGGACAATGATCCTACCATGGTCATGCGTAAGATCTATGATAGTTTGTATGGTGTATTAAAACCATCCTCTATACCTGAGGCAGTTTTAATTATTGCAAAGTATATGAACAGTATCCCTATTGTTCCTGACCAAGAAGTAAACTTGTTAGCATGTCTCACAGAAATCATGATGAGTTGTGAATTCAAATGAAGATATGCAGAACATGCAAAAAAGAAAAGGAGGATACTGCATTTGAAATAACAACTGTTACAGCAACTAAAACATATCGTCATGGTATGTGTTACGAATGTAGAAAGGTTGTTAGGAAGGTAGAGCGAGACCTAAAGAAAATACATGGTAAAACAAAACCTTTAGGAACTCCATGTGATTGTTGTGGTAGGACAGATCTACAATTAGTTTTAGATCATTGTCATGAAACAGGAAAACTACGTGGATTTTTATGTAAGGTATGTAATACTAGCATAGGTGCACTAGGCGATAATCTAGAAGGCATTGAACGAGCAAGAACTTATTTAATTGAAGCACAAATTTGGGAGGGAAAGAAACCATGAATCACATTGGATTAGAAGTTGTATTTTGGACAGTACTATCAGTGTATCTCCTTGCTAAACTTGGAGTATTCAGAAAATGAAAACAAAAAGTTTAAAGTCATACAAAACACCACTAAGATATCCTGGTGGTAAGTCTAGAGCATTGAGTAAACTGTTTCAGTTTATCCCTGATCTAAAAGACTATACAGAATTTCGTGAACCATTTCTAGGTGGTGGTTCTGTAGCAATAGAGATAGGTAAAAGGTATCCACACATAGACATATGGGTCAATGATCTATATGAACCACTGTATAATTTTTGGAAAGTATTGCAATCAGATGGTGATAAACTTAAAGATATATTGCTTCAACTTAAACAAAGACATCCAGATTTTGGTTCTGCTAAACAATTATTTCTAGATGCTAAAGATTACCTAGCAAAACCAGTAGGAAATAGTATTGATCGTGCTGTAGCATTCTATGTTGTAAACAAATGTTCGTTCAGTGGATTGACAGAGAGTAGTGCATTTTCTAAACAAGCATCAGAAAGTAATTTCTCAATCAATGGTATTGAAAAACTTCCAGAGTATTCTTTGATGATTAAGAAATGGAAAATAACTAATTTATCATATGAACATATGTTATCTGATGAAGAAGGAACTTACATATACTTAGATCCACCATATGAAATTAAATCTAATTTGTATGGTAGAAAAGGAGTTATGCATAAAGGATTTAATCATGATGAGTTTGCAACTATATGCGACAAGTCTATATCTCCTATCTTAATATCTTATAACTCATCACAGTTAATACGAGATAGGTTTGATGGGTGGACAGTTGCAGAATTCGCACATACTTACACAATGAGGTCTACAGGATGCTATAATAAAGAACAAGCATCCAGAAAAGAATTAGTATTAATGAATTATGAAGTGTGAAGTAACCCTATACAAAGCAGGAACTATCTTTAAAGAAGAAGTGATTGCTAGAGACTATCAAGACGCACGTCAAGTTGCTCTTGCTAGAAATCCTAACGCTAGAGTCGTAGGTGTCAATGCTAAGTAGAATATGGGAGATATGGAAGTATGCACTCGGATCATTCTCAGACGACAGAACAAAAGAATATGACAATTACGTGGTTGTGGTACGCACTGTTATATTCGTCAGCTATCTTATCACTAACTGCTTTATTATTAGCGGAGTAATCCGCCACTGGAACAATGTACCAACTGAAAGACTACCTATACAGCATCAATCAATCCAAGAGAAATATATTGGACGACGATCCTGATGCGCAGAAAAAATATCCTCCTTATATTGTTAATAGATGTTTAAGTTCCTTTACTGACACTATTTTATTTGCGAATGAAATGAATAAAAATTCACACATTCCTAACAAGATGCAATATGATTTTTTCCTAAATAGTGTGAAACCAAGGAAAAGATTTTCTCCTTGGACTAGAAAAGATTCTATTGATTATCTTGATATAGTTAAGGAGTATTATGGTTATAATGACGATAAGGCACTCCAAGCACTCAGAATTCTCACCAAGAATCAACTAGATTATATTAAAAAATCATTGAGCAAAGGTGGTAAAAATGAACGGTGACACTGATATAAAATGGAAGCAATCTGACATGGTAGAGGTAACTCTAGGTGAACCAGATGACTTTCTAAAGGTGAGAGAAACATTAACAAGGATAGGTGTAGCGTCACGCAAAGAGAGAAAAATTTATCAATCCTGTCATATTCTACACAAACAGGGTAAGTATTTTATAGTACACTTTAAAGAATTATTTGCATTAGATGGAAAGAATACAAATCTTTCTATAAACGATCTACAGAGAAGAAATAGAATAGTACAGTTGTTATTAGACTGGGGATTAGTATCAATAGTAGAAGAAAGTAAAGAGAAGATAGCAGATCTTGCACCTTTGAATCAAATCAAAGTGTTAAGTTTTAAAGAAAAGAACGAATGGCGACTTGAATCCAAGTATAATATTGGAAGAAAGAAACAAGAATCTGACTAATGAAGTATCATCTTTATGACGAAAATGAGAAACATCAAGGTAAGTTTAATTCTGTTCAAGAGTTAAGAAATTTTTTATGTGACAGGAAATATGATCTGAGTTGTGATGCAGATATGTCATGCACTTTTGATTATATTAAACACATTAAATGGTTCTTTGAAATAGAAGAGTAGTTGACAACTTTTAGTTGACTTGTTATACTAAAGTAGTAAGTCGCTAAAACATCATGTTTAATGAAATGTTTGCCGATGGTTCATTACAGAATTACATTGAGCAGAATCTAGAAGACCCTTGGAAGTCAACACCTTTTGAAGGTTACGTTTATATGTCACCTAAACAGAAAGGAGAGTTTGGTGAGAGGTTCACAACTAAGTATCTTGAACACTTAGGACACGAAGTAAAGAGAGCAAAGACATCAACAGCAGGACACGATAGAGTCGTTGATGACCTTCTAACAGAAATCAAATTTTCTCTTGCAACTAGAAACAGATCAAAAGGTGGAGTGATAGATGATAAGTTTATCATTAACCATGTTTCTTCTGGTAAAGATTGGGAGAGACTTGTATTTGTAGGAGTCAATCAAAACGAAGATGATCTACGAGTAGTATGGTTCTCTAAAGAAGACTTTAATAATAATTTGTCATCTGATAACTCTTTATTCAATGTTCAACAAGGTGGTAAAGGTGTAGGTAATGATGACTATATCTGTACAAAGGTAGAGTCATTACTAAAATCTGATTGGGTTAACAGTATAGACTCTTGGTAATTCAATAAATAATTTAGTACAGGTAGCACAAACCGTACTCACAATCTAAGCAATTCATTATAAAATATTAATGTGATGCCGAAAGGGTCACAGTAATATACGTCGCTTTACGGAGGGCACAATGGTAAACTATACATGGGAGCAATTTACTCCTTTCACACTCGGATTAGATGAAACACTCAACAGACTTGAAACTTTTGCAGGATCAGGAACAAACTATCCTCCTTACAACATCTATAATGGATCTGATTCTAGAACCATACTGGAAGTTGCACTTGCAGGATTTTCTAAAGAGGAACTTTCTGTAGCAACAGAACGTAACTGTCTAACTGTTTCTGCTAAGAAGAAAAAAGATGACAGAACTTATTCTCACAAAGGTATATCCACTAGATCATTTTCACGCAACTGGCAACTAGGAGATGATGTAGAAATTGAAAAAGTAGAATTTATTAATGGATTACTTACTGTGATACTGGTAAAAGAGTTACCAGAAAAACAAAAGAAAAAAGTATGGATGTGAAAAAACATCTTAAATTTTTGAAAGAAGTTAAATCTCATTTGAAACGACATAAAAAATTACCTAGTCAACCTTATAAGAAAACTAATCAAAAATTTAAAAAGGGAGTCACTTGACTCCCTTCTTTTTTATGTTATAATAGAATTAACCTAGCACAATTATGGCAATATCTGTAGTTACACTTAAAACTGGTGATCGTGTCATCTCTGAACTCAAGGAAATTTTTGAGGGAGAAGAGGACAAGAAGAGAGGTGTTTGTCTTCTCATGGAAGACCCATACATTTTAAGTATGGATGGAGCAACACCACAGTATTTGGCAGAACAACAAGGTATGGAATACCAAGTTAGATTTTCTAAATGGAATCCATATTCATCTGACTGGCAATATAAAATACCATATGATATGGTAATGACAATTAGTAATCCAGAACCTGGTTTACAAGATGCGTATGAACGCAAAATACAAGAGAAAAAAGAAATTGAATCTATTCAACCAGAGGTATTATGACACAAGCAAATGTAGTGGAACAACCACCATTGAAAACAAATCACAATATTAGAATTGTAACTCTTACAACTGCAGAACGTGTTCTCTGTATGTTTGGAGATATAAAAGATGATAGTGATGAAAAGAAAGTAGTAGGATATAGAATGGTGTATCCATATCTACTCACAATTGGAGAACAAAATGAAGATGGAACAGTGCCTATAAATTATGGTAGATGGTGTCCTTTCTCTCCAATAGAAGATCACAGAATTAGTGGTGAGCATATTATTAGTGTTGTTTATCCTGACAATAACATCGTTGATAACTATGCTGTTAGATTAAAAGAGATAGGATTGACTGAAGAACAAATTTTCTGGAAGGAGGAGACTAATGGAGATAACAGCAAACCTACTGAGACTAAGTAACGAGTGGATCGTTGCTCAGGTTGAAGAACTAGAAGGTCAAGAATTGTTACCAGGCGATCCTGATTGTTTGATGAAAGAACCTTTTATGATACAATCAGATGGAAGTCTGGAACAATGGCCTCCGTATTGTGATGATAGAGAGATCGCAGTTAGATCATCTGACATTACAACACTTGTGAATCCGAGTAAGTCTTTACTTGCTCAATATATTAAAAGTATGGAATGAAGTTTTACACTAATGTTGAACAAGCGGGTAATCGTCTCCTAGTGAGAGGATATAATAATGGACAGAGATACAGCGATAGGATTCCTTTTAATCCTACGCTGTTTTTGCCCACTAAGCAACACTCAAAATGGAAAACATTAGAAGGACAATCTGTACAACCACATAGATTTGAATCTATAACAGAAGCAAGAGAATTTGTAAAAGGATATAAAGAAGTCCCTGATTTTGAGATACATGGAAACACAAGATTTTTATACCAGTATATTGCAGAACAACATCCAGAAGATCAAGTTAAATTTGACAGCAGCAAGATCAGAATATTCAACATTGATATTGAAACCGCAGCAGAAAATGGGTTTCCCGATATTGAATCTGCCGATCAGGAAATACTTGCCATCTCAGTCAAAGATAGTTTCACTGGTAGGATTACTGTGTTCGGAGCAAGACCATACGATAACAAAGACTCCATGGTGGACTACATGCATTTCAGATCAGAAGAAAGCATGTTGGGAGCATTCCTTGAATACTGGCAAGCAAACTTTCCAGATGTAATTACAGGATGGAATGTGCAGTTGTTTGATATGCCATACATCTGCAATCGTGTTGAGCGTATACTTGGTGATAAGTTTGTAAAATTATTATCACCATGGAAATTGGTATCACAACGTGAGATCTTTATCAAAGGTCGTAAACAATTTGCAGTTGATACACTTGGTATTTCTACACTAGATTACTTAGAACTATACAAGAAATTTACTTACACAAACCAAGAATCATATCGCCTTGATCATATTTGTAATGTAGAACTAGGAGAAAAGAAACTAGATCACTCTGAACACGATACATTCAAAGAGTTCTATGAAAAAGACTGGCAAAAGTTTATTGATTATAACATTCATGACGTTCGTCTAGTTGACAAACTAGAAGACAAGATGAAACTGATTGAACTCGCATACACCATGGCATATGATGCTAAGGTCAACTATGAAGATGTATTCAGTCAAGTTCGTATGTGGGACAATTACATTTACAATGAACTAAACAAACGTAAGATTGCTATACCTCCAAAGAAAGAATCAACAAAGAATGAAAAATACGCAGGAGCATATGTTAAAGAACCGAAACCAGGATTCTATGATTGGGTTGTGTCTTTCGATCTCAACTCTCTGTATCCTCATCTTATTATGCAGTACAATATCTCCCCAGAGACACTCAGGGAAAGCAGACATCCCAGTGCGAGCGTTGAGGGGATTTTAAATCAAAAGGTAGAGATTGATAAACAATATGCTACATGTGCTAATGGTGCACAGTATCGTAAAGATGTGCATGGTTTCCTACCAGAGATGATGAAAAAGATGTATGACTCTAGAGTCATCTTCAAGAAGAGAATGATCAAAGCAAAGCAACAATATGAAAAAACTCCTACTGTTGAACTTACAAAAGAGATTGCTCGTTGTAATAATATACAGATGGCAAAGAAGATTTCTCTCAACTCTGCCTATGGTGCTATTGGTAATGAACACTTCAGATATTATAAGACAGCAAATGCAGAAGCAATCACACTGTCAGGACAGGTTTCTATCCGTTGGATAGAGAACAAAATGAATGGTTACCTAAATAAACTGCTCAGTACAGACAAGGAGGATTACGTAATTGCATCTGACACAGATTCAATATATCTTAATCTTGGACCTCTTGTTAATAAATTTTTTGCTTCTAAGTCTAGCGACAAAGCAGCAATTGTTTCCTTACTTAACAAGATCTGCGAAGAAAAACTGGAACCATTTATCGAGAAGAGTTATCAGGAATTGGCGACGTACGTTTCGGCATACGAACAAAAAATGAGTATGAAGCGTGAGAATATTGCAGACAGAGGTATATGGACAGCGAAGAAGAGATATATATTAAATGTATGGGACTCAGAAGGAGTCAGGTATAAAGAACCCAAGATGAAAATCATGGGTCTAGAAACTGCTAGGTCATCAACACCAGCATACTTTAGGGATAAATTATATGCAGCGTTTCAGATTATTATCAGCAAAAACAATGATGAGCTTATCACTTTCATCAATGGAGTCCGCAGTGAAACAAAAGAGCGACCCTACGATGAAGTCGCATTCCCCCGTGGAGTCAACAACCTCTCCAAATACAGACATCCAAAAGATATTTACTCAAAAGGAACCCCGATCCATGTCAGAGGGGCACTCTTATACAACTGGTACGTCAAAAAATACGAAGTAGAACATAAACATCCATTTATACAGGAGGGTGAAAAGATCAAGTTTATGTACTTGAAAACACCTAATCCTATCCACGAGAACTGTATCAGTTTCTTTGGTGAACTGCCAAAGGAATTTGGTATAGAGAAATATGTTGATTATCAAACACAATTTGAGAAAAGTTTCTTGGAACCTCTCAAAAATGTGCTACAATGTATTGGGTGGACACACGAAAAAGTTATTACTATTGGGAGTTTCTTTGAATGACTAAAAAAGTCTACGTTGTCACTTGGACTAACCATGTCGTTGGTCAGATTGATACCGATAGCATCAAATGTTTTGAGGACTATGAAACTGCTCGTTCGTTTGCAAAACTTATGAGCAACAAATATGATTATGTAAATTTTTATGAGGATGAAGCAACACAATGGGATTCTTAGATACAGTAATTAAAGACAGTGGCAATGAGTTTGCTAGTATAGTAAGTGATGGAGTTGCTGCGGGTGACGTAGACAACTATGTTGACACTGGTTCATATATTTTTAATGCTCTCGTAAGTGGTTCTTTATATGGAGGCATACCTTCCAACAAAGTTACTGCACTTGCAGGAGAAAGCAGCACAGGTAAAACATTCTTTGCACTAAGTGTTGTTCGTAATTTTCTAGAAGCAAATCCTACAGGAGGAGTCATATATTTTGAGACTGAATCTGCTATCTCTAAGGAGATGATTGAGTCTCGTGGTATTGATTCTCAACGTATGGTATTGTTTCCAGTATCTACTATTGAAGAATTTAGAACACAAGCTTGTCGTATTGTAGACAAGTATATGAAAGAAACAAAGAGAGAACCAATGATGTTTGTTCTCGACTCTCTTGGTATGTTATCTACATCAAAAGAGATGGAAGATGTTTCTAATGACAAACAAGTTAGAGACATGACTAAATCACAATTAATCAAAGGTGCATTTCGTGTATTGACTTTAAAACTAGGTCAAGCAAAGATACCTATGATTGTTACAAATCACACTTATGATGTTATCGGTTCTTATGTTCCTACAAAAGAAATGGGTGGTGGAACAGGACTCAAGTATGCAGCATCAACTATAATCTATCTTGGAAAAAAGAAAGAGAAAGAAGGTACAGAACTTGTTGGTAACATAATAAAATGCGAAGCAAAAAAATCTCGATTAACAAAGGAGGGAAGTAAAGTTGAAACTAGATTGTATTTTGATGAACGTGGATTGGATAAGTATTACGGACTATTGGAACTGGGTGAACAATATGGGGTATTCAAACGAAAAGGAAATCGTATTGTTGTTGGGGAGTCTAGCGTCTACCCTTCTGCTATTCTCAAGGATCCAGAGAAGTACTTCACCGAAGGAGTAATGCAACAACTGGAGGAGGCAGCCAATAAGGAGTTTAGTTATGGTGGTTGATACAATTTTATTTGGAGATTGTCGTGAAACTTTAAAAGAGTTAGATACCAAAGTACGGATGTGTGTAACATCTCCACCATATTACGGTTTGAGAGATTATGGAACTGCTACGTGGGTAGGAGGAGATCCAAATTGCAATCACATGAGAGATTCAAAAGTCAATCCTAGTAATTGTATCACTGGACATAAGAACCATGATAAGATGGCAGGAGTTGGGGATGCAATATACAAAACTGTTTGCCCGAAGTGTGGTGCTGTTAGACAAGATAGTCAAATAGGATTAGAAGAGACACCCGAAGAGTATATTGATAACTTAGTGTCAGTGTTTAGATCAGTACGTGAGGTAATGAAAGATGATGGTACACTATGGGTAAACATAGGAGACACATATTATAATTACAGGTCAGATGGTAATTATCCTAAACAGACAGTATCTAAGACCAATCAAGATTTACCTAGTTTCTCTCCTGTACGTGGTAATAAACTGCAAGGATTGAAACAGAAAGACTTGATAGGTATACCATGGATGTTAGCATTCGCATTGCGTGCAGACGGATGGTATCTTAGACAGGATATTATATGGCATAAACCAAATCCTATGCCAGAATCAGTAAAGGACAGGTGCACTAAAGCACATGAATACATTTTTTTATTAAGCAAGAGTAGGAAGTACAAGTATGACAATGAAGCAATTAAAGAGCCAGTCAAGCAAGACTGGGGAACAAGAGACCGCACGAACGGTAAGTACCATAATCCTGGTACTGGCTTGGCTCCTCATAGTGGTTTATCCAAGTCTTATGACAGGAAGAATAAGCGATCTGTTTGGACAGTAACCAATAAACCATATAAGGGAGCACACTTTGCAGTGTTTCCACCTGACCTCATTGAACCATGCATATTAGCAGGTTCAGAGGAGAATGATATAGTTCTCGATCCATTTATGGGATCAGGAACCACAGCAATGCTTGCTAAGAAACACAATCGTAACTATATTGGATGCGAATTGAACGAGGACTATGCCAGTTTACAAACTGACCGAATAGATAGCATACCTAGTCAATTACCTGCTATACTATGGAAGTAATCATCACACCAGAGCATTTAACTATGTCAAAGAGATACGAATCACCATTTTCAAAGAGTGAACTAAGGTATTTCCAGTCACTTATGCAGAATGACACAAAGACAGAAGGTAGAGGTGCTACCTATGCTAAACTAGAGATATTATTAAATGAACGCTAAAGAACTAACAGGAGCAGAGAAACTCCTATTCATTTTCTCATTCATCAACTTTCTACATTGGGGAACTCAGGTATGTCTTGTTATGTTACGTTTGGCGGGTATCGCAATCGCAAGCGGATCACTCGCAATGCAATCGAGTGGTTCATTCAACATCGTAAACTCAATCGCTTCAACACGTTTATCCATGTAATTGATAAGCGGTTGTGGCCTGAGGATGATGGTGCATGTATCGCTGTTGGTACACAATCACGTCCTAGATACTTTGAGATCGAGATGGAGAACCGTCTAGATAACAAAGAACAGTACCTTACCACACTATTTCATGAGTTAGTACACTTCGAGCAACGTGTTCGTGGTACTCATCAAGTGAGATACGATACTAGATTATGTCGTAGTGTCAACAAGTGGCATGGTAAGGTTATACCACCAGAGACTGCCTACATGGATGAACCATGGGAGGTAGAAGCATATGGCACAGAGAAGGAACTGTATAATTCCTACAGAGAATATGAAGCAAAACTTAAGAATTGAGACGTTTTACGTTAAACCACCAGTAAATACTGATGAGATACTTGATAATCTCGATTGGTATCGTAGGTCAGAAGCACCTGTACAGGCAGATCTGACCGATTGGTATATGTTTGATCAGTTCCCCGACCTTTGCAGACAATTAAATGTCCTCTACCCGAACCATAAAATCCAAGATCTTTGGGTTGCGTCGTATGGACGTGGCGACTACGCAGAAAGTCATGACCATCGTGGTTTTGATTGGTCTTTTGTGTGGTATCTGGATGCCTGTCCTTCTTGCAATCCAATCAGTTTCCCAGACGTAAAACGTCCATGGTTACCTGATGAGAGAATATATCCTAAAGTAGGTAACTTGCACGTGTTCGATGCAAGTCTAGTTCACTATGTTTGCCCTCATACATGTCATCATCACAATCGTGTGGTAGTATCTGGCAACCTTATACATAGGGAGGTGTCAAAATTGAAAGATGGATCCTAACATTCAAAAGCATTTCGATTTCAAATATGTGGAGGGAGAACTGCACATGTTTGTTAGTAAGGAGTTAGTCAAAGCACTCGGATGGACAGACAAGGACATAGAACTATCATTTGGTAATATCAAGAAGATGAATAGTTTTGATGGTGCTAGTCTCACAGTTTCCACAAACAATCATTATGAACACCCATGGCACAAACACCAGAAGAACGAGAGTTAAAAGCAATAGCGAGATTTTATAAGGACAGCAAGTATGGTTTTGCGACCGAGGACGGTTACTACGCAATACCTAGTGGTGGTACAAAGTTGTCAATTGTGCATAATGGTGCTATAATAAAGGTATGCAGGAACGAGCAAAGTGCTCGTAACCTAGTTGATCGCCTTCGTAAACGTAAAAAGTGAAACCTATCGTTAAGTACCAAGGTGGTAAGACACGTGAGTTACCACTCATCACATCATTATTACCACAGAACTATGATACTGTGCTCGAACCATTTGCTGGTGGAGCAGCAGTATCTTTTGCATTGGGACACCGATGTATATTAAATGATATGAATGATGCATTGATTAACATGTATCAGCAAGTATCACATCCAACTACCTTCCATGACATATTCTCTCATGTGAACTGGTTGAAGACACTAGAGCATGATGACCTCAGTGTTGAATACTATAAAGCAAGAGACTATATCAATGGTAGACATGATAACCCATATACATGGGCAACATCATATATCACAGTGAGACAGTTATGCTTCAGTGGTATGGAGAGATACAACAAGAGTGGACAGTTCAATGTACCATTTGGACATTACAAGAAGTTCTCATGTAATCTAGACTGGAACCACATGAAGTTCTTACATCAATCAGGTAGTAGCATCTATCATGGAGACTTCGCACCCATATTTGATATGGCAACAGAGCATGACTTCATATTCATAGACCCTCCATACCTAGACAGACTAGGATATGCACATGGTAACGATACATTACATGAACGTTTAGTATCATGTATGAAGAGAACCAAGGCAAAGTGGTTGTTTATACACAGTGACCATGAGTTCTATCGTGATGCATTGAGAGAGTATCATGTATTTTACAAGCAATTTGGATATGCACAGAGGTTCGGTAAGAATAAGAACCACAGTGGTGCTTCAGTATCCCACATGTATGTCACAAACTATGAGGATGATATGACACTTCATAGAGTGAACAACGCATCGTTGCAAACATTACTAGAACCTGATACAATAGGAGCATGAAACTAAGACCTCGATCACCTGGTACTGAATACCTCAAGACAAATCTATTACCTCTAATAGATGGTATCGTACCAAAGACAACATCCTCTGACATATTATCAGCATGTGGACTAGGTGATACCATATCAAGTCAGAGTATACTCATCTCATTTGGTACAAGACTTGAGAAGTTTTGGAACAAAGCAAT